TGCGGGTGTCTCCTGTGGGGTGGGTGAGGTGAAGGCGTCAGATGGCGACGGGGGCGCCGGCGCCGTTCAACGTGACGGAGAGCGTGACGAGGTCGGCGACGGACTTGCCTTCCTCGTAGGTGTCGACAGTCACCGGGTAGCGCCAGCCGCGCTCGCCCTCGGTGCCGTCCGCGTCCTCGATGACGATGAGGTACACCGTGGCGTCCGTCATGAAGGCCGTCTTGAGGAGCACGTGCGGCGCGCTCCCCTTGAAGAGGTGCCCCGACAGGCTGCTGCTGAAGTCCTTCAGCGTCTTCTTGCGCCGCTTGTAGCCATCGCTTCCGAAGTAGTTGGTGTCCACCGTGTCCGCCGAGAAGGCGACGGTGGCTTCGGACATGCCCTCCAGCAGGTTGGTGGGGCCCGGCTCGGTGGCGGTGTCGGCGACGAGGTGCAATGCATCGACGTAGGCGGCGGATGCCGTCATGGGGGACTCCTTTCAGCGAGGGAAGTGCTGCTTGAGGTAGGCCGCCAGCACCTGGGCGACGCCCTTGCGAGCGACGCTGCGCGAGCGGCGGAAGGCTTTCTTGAGGAAATGGGGCGGCGGGTTGACGATGTCCGTCCCCCAATGGAAGCCCTCGTGAATGGGTCCCGCGGCGGGGTGCTCGTAGCCTGCCGTCCAGGAGGTGGAGAGAGGCCGCCCCTGGTTGTACTCAGGGCCCGAGACGAAGCCCGTGTCCGCGAGAGGGGGCAGTGGCGGCCCGTCAGAGGACGGTGCCTCCTCGCGCTCCCATGCGTCGCGCCGGGGGACGAGGAAGCTGGAGAAGTCGAGCGTCTGGCGCATGGCCGCATGAATGGGCGCATCCAGCTTGCGCAGCACCTGGCGGGCGTTGCGGCGCAGGGCTGCGATTCGGTTGGCGTCGAGGCGAACGCGGACAGGCATGCCCCGTAGAAGGGGCGCCGCTACGCGCTGTAGCGCGCGGCGAGGTTGAAGACGAAGCGGGGTCCGCCCTCGCCGTCCGGGCCCATGTACGTGGGCCCCGCGCCCTCGCAGCGCACGTCCACGTAGCCGGGCACGTGTGCCAGGTGCAGCGCCGTCCAGCACCGCACTGCCAGCTCGCGCGTGTCCGTGTAGCTGGCGCGCGGCCCGCGCACCGCCACCTGGACGTCCGCCGACAGCACGCCCCGCCCGGTGCCCAGGTAGAGGCCCGCCTCGCCGCCCGTGTGGCGGATGCAGACGAAGCGCGGCGGCGCGCTGGTGGGGAAGGGGCCGGGGTAAAGGGTGGGCGGGTTGGTGGCGGTGGACAGCTCCAGCCCGGCCGCCTCCAGGAACGCGGCCAGTTCGAGCTCAACGTCCCGGGGCGTCACAGGTAGACCTCGTAGTGGTCCACGGCGCCGGAGAGGGCGTGGCGCGGACTGCACCGCAAGGGCTCCCTGCCGGCGTTGTAGTCGTCCGGGCTGGTGCCGGGCGGGTACACCCTGTCCTCGGCCTTCACCTCCACGCGGCACCACATGATGGACTCGGAGACGCGCTCGCTGCCGTCCGCGGTGACGAGGCGCTTGGTGGCGCCCTCGTAGCGGCAGGCGTGCAGCTCCGGCTCCGCGTACTCGTGCTCGCCGCGGGCGTTGGTGCGCACCAGGCGCTCCAAGAAGAACGTCTGGCGCAAGGCGTGGCCCATGAGCATCAGCGCAGCCTCCGGTACGGGGTGAGCATCTGCCGGGCGGTGGAGGGCAGGGCGGCGCGGCCTCCGCCCTCGCCGGCGAAGTAGCTCATGGACGTGCCGCCGATATTCTCACTGGCGACGTCGCCGGGCTTCCCATCGCGCGAGAGGGCCGCCGTCACGGCCTCCACCGCGGCGAGCTGGATGGCGGCCGGCAGGTCCACCTGCGGGGAGGAGTCCAACGCGGCCTGGCCCGGCGTCAGCTTCGACGGCGGCGAGTTGGATGGCGGCCGGCAGGTCCACCTGCAGCGAGGAGTCCAACGCGGCCTGGCCCGGCGTCACCCAGCCCGCGTCATAGGTGACAACCACCTCGCCGGTGTCGCGCGCCTCCAGCGGCGTGGGGGACACGCCCGTCGTCCAGCTCCCGGTGAAGGGCCAGCGCGAGGAGCGCGCCACCAGCCGCCCCATGAGGGCCGAATCCACCGCGTAGGACGTGGCGTCCAGCTCCTCGCCGCGCACCTCCACGCGCACCACCTGGCGGACGGCGCCGCCCGCCAGCCAGAGGTACGGCCCGCCCGTGCCCGCCACCGACTCCACCACGCCCATGCGCCGGTGCAGCGGATAGCCGACGAAGGACGCCACCGCCTCGGACGCGGCGGTGATGAAGAGGGCCAGCCGCCCCGTCTCCACCCCGGCACGCGCGGCGGGGTGGAGCAGGGCGGCCGTCAGCAAGTCCTGGGGCGCTGGCATGGCCGTGTCACCTCACAGGGGCAGGCGCTGGCCGCCGCCGAAGACGAGGGTGGCGCCGGCCATGGCGGAGGGCGAGGTGCCCCCGGTGAAGGTGACGGCCTCGACGACGCGGAGGAAGGAGTGGTCCACGTCCGCGTACTGGAGGTTGAAGTCCTTCTCGGCGCAGGTGTCAGCCGCGGTGACGGTGAGGACGACGTCGTTGTCGTCCATGTCCTTGAGCGGCACCCAGCCGTCCGTGCCGTTGGGGCTCGTCTGGACGGTGTAGCTGACGCTGGTGGCGGTGGGGCCGCCGTCAACTTCGCCGACGTTGGCCACCAGGACGCCCGACTGGTAGCGGCTGACGTCCAGGGCCGCGCCGTTGCGCGTGCCGGCGCCCAGGAGGTCCGGGGGCAGGGCCTGGTTGGCGGCGTGGATGAGGTGGCCGATTTGCGTGTTGAGAGGGTGCATGTGTCGTGACTCCGTGAGGGGGGGAAGGAATCGGGCCGGCCGCGTGTTGGCGCCGGCCCGGCGCGCGTCAGTAGGTGACGCCCGTCTTCTCGGCGAAGGCCTCGGCGTGGCGCAGCAGCCAGTCCACCTGGGTGATGCCGCGCATCGTGACCATGTCGCTGCTGAAGTCCGCGCCGTCCTCGCCGACCTCCACCTCCAGCGGCACGGCCTCGCCGAGGATGAGCTGCTGCGCCAGGCCGAATCCAATCACCTTGTCCTCGTTGAGGGTGGTGCTGCGGAAGACGGGCATGCCGTTGAGGCGTGGGTTGCGCAAATCCCGCAGCTCCGGCCACACCCAGCCCGCCGCGTCTCGCTGCGCGCGCAGGTGGAAGTACGTCTTCGGGCTCATGTAGTAGAAGCCCGAGTTGCCCTCCAGGCCGCCCGGCACCTCGGCGGTGTCCACCGTCTCCACCAGGCCGTCCACGTCGGCAATCTTGTTCTCCAGGGTGGTGCCGGCGATGGCCGTGCGGTTGGCGCCCTTCATCTGCTGGCGCAGGCCGTTGGGCTTCTTCGGGCCCTTGCCCTTGATGCCCACCTGGTCCACCTCCAGGCTGATGGCGGCGGCCATGTCCTCGCCGGCGATGGCGGTGGCGTCCATGTTGCCCAGGCGCAGCAAGTCGTTGCTGATGGGGCACAGGGCCATCAGCTTGTGGGCGCCCAGGCTGATGGCGCCGTCGGTGGGGTTGGACTTCTGGACGGGCTTGCCCTCGGCCGTCCAGTACACGGTGACGCCCTGGCCCAGGGTGCCCATGTTCAGCTTGGCGCCGTAGCCGCCGATGGTGCGCGCGCCAGCGGCCAGGAGGATGGAGCGCGGGCGCAGCACCTCCACCAGCTCCGAGCTCCACGTCTCACGCGTCCAGGCGCCGCCCTGCTCGAAGACGCCGGCGAAGAGGCCCGCCGCCTTCACGCGCTCCATGAACTGCTTCAACTCCCCCATGGACTCGGCCCGGCCGGCCCGCTCGGCGCGGGCGAGGAAGGCGGACTTGAGGCGGTAGCCGAGCGCCGCGGCCAGGCGCTTCTCCTTCGGCACGTCGAGGAGCAGGTCCTTCGCGTGGCTGGTGACGGGGGCCTGGGCCGCGTTGGGGCGGCTGGCGAGGGCGGACTCGACGCCCTTCACCACGGCGGTGTCCACGGCGCGCTGGAGGTGGGGCGGCAGGGCCGGGGCGGCGGGCTTCGGCTTGGGGGCGGGGGCGGACTTGGACATGGTGGGCTCCAACTTCAAAGGGTGGGGTGCTACGGAAGGGGGCTCAGCGAGTCAGAAGGGGCGGCGTCTCAGCCGCGCAGCAGCGCGACGTAGCCGCGCAAGTCATTGGGGGAGAGGGCCTTGGCCTGGGCGGAGGTGAAGCCCAGGTGCTTCACCACCTGGGCGCGCAGGGACTTCGCCTCCTCCTCGGGCATGTCCTCCTCGTCCTCCGGCTCGCCCTCCGACAGCTCCTGCTCTTCCTCGGCCGGGGGCTCCTCCTCGGGGGGCGCCTCGGCGCCGTCGCGCGCTTCCTCGTCGGGGGGCGTCTCGGCGCCGTCGCGCTCCTCGTCCTCGGGGGACTCGCGCTCTTCCTCTTCCGGAGTGTCCTCGGGCTGCTCCTGCTCTTCCTCCTCGAGGTCGTCCTCTTCCTCGTCGGGCAGCAGCTTGTGCAGCTTCTTCACCTCGGCCTTCAGCTCGGCAAGGTCGCCCTCCACCTTCGCGCGGAAGGCCAGCCCGGCGGCCCGGTACTTCTTCTCCTCGTCCTCGTCCACCGCCTCCGCGGAGCGCAGGCGCACCGCGTCCTGGTTGCCGGCGATGTTGACGATGGAGACCTCCAGCACCTCCACCAGCGGGAAGTCGTAGCCGCCGTCCTTGTTCGGCACCGGCTCCGTCTCGCAGGGCACGAAGCGGATGGAGCACTGGTCCAGCGTGCCGGCCTTCACCTTGGCCGCCACCATCTTCGAGGTGTCGCAGGCGCCGTCGAAGACGGGCTCCATCACCCACTCGCCAGCCTCGCGGAAGCACCGCGCGTAGCCGATGGCCGGGTTCCACGAGTCGTGGTTCCAGAGGAGCGGGGTGCGGAACTCCTCGCCCTTCGCCTTGATGGCCAGCACCCTGTCCTTGTGGCGGTCCAGGTTGGTGGAGGTGATGCGGAACACCGGGCCGGCTGCGCCTTCGGTGGGCTTCGACTCCAGCAGCTTGCGGTAGCTTTTCATGCCCTGGAGAAGGGGTGGCTACACGCGTCCCTCCTCGCCCGTCCTGTCCCTGGGCGGCTCCGGGGTGGCGTTGGCGGCGGCGCTCGCGGTGTTGTTGCCGCCCCCGCCCTGGCCCGGCAGCGGCGCGGGCCGCTTGCCTTCCAGCTCCGGCAGCGGCTCGAAGCCGGCGAAGGCACGCGCCTCGTTGAACTCGAAGGCCTCGGTGATGGGCGTCGTCATCGCGCGGAACACCCGCTCGAACTCCTGGGGCCGCGGGTCCTCGTAGTCGAGGATGACGTCCGCGTCGATGAGGGGCACCAGCCGGTGCTGGAACCACGACAGGAGGAACTCCAGCCGGGGCGCCACCGCGTACTCCGCGAGGTGGTACTTCGCCGCCTCGGACGTGCTGCGGTTGCTGCTGCTGGTGTCGCCCACCAGCTCCGGGGGCACGTTGTAGACGTGGCGCACGTAGGAGCGCAGGGACTTCGCCAACTCGTCCGCCTGCAGCTCGCGGTAGTTGATGGCCACCTGGGCCAGCGTCACCCCGCCGGGGGTGAACCACACCTTGCCCGCGTTCTCCGGCCCGCGGAACTCCTCCTTGAAGCGCTTCTCCAAGTCATCAGCGGCCTCTTGTCGCTCGAAGTCCTCGTGTTTCGAGTCGAGCCCCACCACGGCGTGCGGCAGGCCCCCGCGCTCGAAGGTGCCCTTGGTGGCCTTGTCAATGGCCTCCATGGTGTCGAGCTGGTCCCCGAGGGCGGTGCCGCGCCCGACGCCGCGGCCGAGGGGGTTCTCCGGGTCCAGGTGCTTGGGCCACAGCATGTGCTCGGCGGGCACGTACCCGGAGAACTGGCCGTAGGAGAGGGCGAAGTAGGGGCGGCCGGGCTGAGGCGTCATGTGGACGCAGTGCGGCGGCACCGGCTCCCAGCCCACGGGCCGCCCGTCCTGGCCCAGGCGCAGCCAGAGAAACGTTTCTCCCACCAGGTCCAGGTGCACCTGGAGCAGCTTGCGCAGCTCGCGGCCGGGGTACTCGGGGTGGGGGGACTCCAGCAGGCGCAGCACCTCCACGAAGGCGATGTTCTCCGCCCGGCCGATGATGCCCCCGTAGCCGACGTGCGCCTCCATGCCCGCCTTGTGCTCCAGCAGGTGCGCCAGGGCGACGGCCGCCGCCAGCGAGTCCGGGTCCGGGTTGTCGTGGGTGAGGATGAGCGCCTTGTGGTGGCCCTGGGCCACGCGCAGGAGCCGCTCCAGCTTGTCACGGGCCGGCATATGGGCCAGCCGCGCTGGCGGGGGCTCCGTCAGCTCGCCTCCCGAGTTTCCGGCTCCGCGGCGGCTGTTGAGGGACTGGGTCACAGGCAT